CCGATCATGGACAGCCTCGCCACCGCGCCGGGCAAAGGGCGCCAGACCCCGGAGAACTTCGAGGAGGCGGTCCACCGACAGACCCGCAAGTGGAACTTCCAGTACGGCAACATCCTGGAGAACAACGGGTTTCACGAGTACAACCGGATGACGACGGAAGAGCGGCAGATGTTGCGGCACGTCCTGGTCACCGGCGAGAGGACAATGCCGGTCGACCCGAGCCTTTCTAGCGCCGGGACCGTAGCAATCCCCGCTAACATCGTGAAGACGGCCGGCAGTGTGCGCCAGCTCTTGGATCAGACCTGGCGCACCAGCCACGACGCCGGGCTCGATACCGGTTACGCCCGCAACGGCTACTTCCCGCGGCACTACGACCGGTACCGGGCCGCTTCCGACAAGGCCGGTTTTACCAGGTCCGCGACCGAGCTTTACGAGCTGATGTTCGACCAGGAGCTTGGTGCTCCGGGGTCGAACCCGCAGGCACTCTTGGAGAAGTGGACCGGGCTACCGCGCGAGAGCAAGCAGCTCGCGGCGGCTAAAGCTGGAAGCAGTATCGACCTGCCGGCGAGTATGCGGGAACTCCAAAAGAACCTGCTGCGGCAAGGCGAGATCGAAGAGAACCCTGCCCCGACGCCGGCCGAGCGGGCCGAGCTGAACCAGTTGAAGAGCGACGCTCAGCTGCTGGCGGCCGACGCGCACTCGCATTTGCGGGACTACATCGCCGAGACCAACGCTGCGAGCTGGCACGCTAACCTGACGGGTGGCGGGCTCGCCGATTTCGACACCGGGGCGCCCACCGGCAAGTACCTACAGGCTCGGGTTCTGCCGCCGGAAGCCGACATCATCATGCGCAAGTACATGGAGCAGGACCCGGATGTCGCGATCCCGGCCTATTTCCACTCGGTGGCCCGCCGGGTCGCCTACGCCGAGCGGTTCGGGGCAGAGGGGCAGGTCCTAAAGGAGGCAACCGAGAAACTCGCCCGGGTCGACGGCATGGACGGTCACGACACGACCAAGTTCATGAACCTGGTGGCCGACATCACCGGACGCAACCAGACCAACGGCGGCATGAGCATCTTCACCCAGATCCCGCACAACGCGGCTTTCGCCGCGGGCACGATGGTGCTGATGGAGCGCGCGATGTGGGCCAGCTTGCACGAGCCGATCGCCGCCTCGATGGTGACTGGCGACTTTCGGGCCGGTCTGGCGACCTGGGGCCGGTCGGTCGGTCAGTTGATGGGGACCGCCAGCGCAAAGGACCGCACCGCACTGGCCGAGTTCCTCGGGGTCATCACCTCGCCGATGCACGACACCACGATGTTGTCCCGGATGGGGGCGGATTACTCCGACAGCCCCCGGATGCAGCGGATGCTGACGAACTTCTACAAGACCACCTGGCTGACCCAAGTCACCAACGGCCAGCGCGCGGCAACCGTCGGAACCAGCAACTGGTTCTTGTCGAAACTGTCGCAAAACCTCCTCGATACCGGGACCGATACTGCGGCCGGTCACGCCCGGGACAACGCCGGGCGCTGGTTTCGCGAGCTGGGCCTCCCCGACAGCATTCACCGGGACTTCGCTCGGTGGATGGTCGACATGAACGGGGCACTACCGACCCCGGAGATGCTGAGCAACAGACCGGGACAAGCCGGGATGGGGGCCAACATCAACGTCGGGATGGGCGACGCCTACAGCCTGGCCGTCCGGCGGCTGGCCGACCGTATCATCCAGGACCCGAAAAAGGTCGATCGGGCGCTTCTGGCCAACGTCCCCGGCATCGGTCTGGCGTTCCAGCTGATGAGTTTCAACTACAGTTTTCACGAGAACGTGCTCAACCCGGCCCTGTCCCGCATTGGGCACACCTACGTCCGGGGCCGGGAAGAGGCCACGGCCCGTGGCGCCGGACGGGTTAGCGCCAACGTGCAGGCGACGTTCGGGACCACCGGCACAGTCGTCAATACTATGGCGATCGCCGCCTCGATGGTCGGCGCGGCCTTGATGACCGGCGTCGTGCGGCAATTGCTGTTCGCCCCGGACCAGCTGGAAAAGCACGCGGAGGAAGGGGATCTCTGGCCCTACCTCTTGCGCATGGCAGTGTCACGGTCCGGGCTTTACGGCAAGTACGACCCGCTGCAGCAGACCTTCAACCACCTGAAATACGACAGCGACCTTGCCTCGATGATGCACGGCGCCAGCATCAATTGGTTCGCGAAAAACCTGCAGGATCTTTTTACCCCGCTCCTGGGGACTAAAGGGAGCAACGCCGCGGGGACCAACACCGCCGAGTTCAACCAGGCCCGCGCCGCTTTTAACCTGATCGGGGTGCCGGCGGCGGCTTTGGGGCTGACCGCAATGGGCACGTTCGGGCCGGTCTCCCGCATCTTGGCAGGCGCGGCGTTGCAAGCCGGGACCTCGCCCGCCGCGGCAAATTGGGTAGCCCGGCAGTTCGCTGGGCACAAGGGCGCTACCCTGCCGACGCCTGGCGCCGGGGGCCGCGGTATGCCGACGCTGCCTAAGCTGGGCGGGGGTATGCCGACGCTGCCCAAGCTGGGCGGGAGTGGCGGCGCGGCCAAACCCGCCGACAAGGGTAGCGGGTTCACCGGGTTGGTCGGCGACGTGGCGATCCCGGCGATCGGGTACATCGTGCCGCAACTATCTACCCCGCTCAAATTGGGTGCTGCCGGGGCCGGTGCGGCCTACGGGGTTTACGAAGCGAACAAGGCGGTCGCGCCGTTTCGCAATTTGCCGAAACCACCGCCGAAAAAACCGGCACGACAATAAGCCGGGGCAACCAGGCGCTGGCGCCGTTTCGCAATTTCTAAACCAGCACCGAAAAAATCCGCCAGGACAAGCCAGGACAATAAGCCAGGCTTATTATCGGTCGCGATGGACAAAAACCCCGGGTTCGACCTCTTCCGGGTCGCACCAACAGCTTGCCATCGAGACGTGTTCCGGCTTGAAAAATAAGGGGTGTTCGGCCACGACCATCACGTTTTCCGGCCGTTCGCCCTCGCAGCAGTGTCCCCACCCGCAGCCGCCGCACTCAGAACAAAACCCCTGATGTTCACGGCCTGTTCCGTTGCAAAACTCGCATCGCATTATGCTAACCCCCGGTAAAATAGCAGAAATTTTTGGCCTATGCTTTTTGTGGGTGTGCGAATTGAACAGGTGGACAAAAAATATACTAATTATTTCAATGAGTTACCACATAGTCCATCTTCCGTGGTTGGGGATACAAAACAGGACAAACAACAGCCATAAAATCAATAACTTAGCCAAAGTTGTCTTGGTCAGTGTCGGGCATTTGTAGGGCGTTGTTGTACCAAAAACTGCGTAATTTGGCGACGTTTGCGGTATCCAGGTACCGTGCCTCTGGGCTTCGCACAGTCGTTTGGCCAGAGTTTCCGGGGCTCGCACAGCTCTCGCACATACTGATTTTATACCGTCTACAAAGCGGACACGCGCCCAGACAAAAGCGGCATGACAAAAACGAAATGATTTCGTTTACGGAGCGCCTGCGGTCGGATCAACATTCAAGGCGCTGATCGCGGCGATGCTCCGTTCGTGCGCGAACATGACCGCGCCGGCGAAGGCGTTTGTGCCGGATAAGTTTCGGTAATAGATCAGCCGCTCGCCGTGCCAGCGCAGGATCGCGTCGCGCATGTCTCGCGCGCCTTGAGCGCGGGCTGTGGCGATGGCCTCAGGCTCGGGCGTGGTGGTCATCGTCTCAACCCTTGGTATATCTCTTTACGACAAAACCGGCAGCGTCGACCGGCAGGCCCGGCGCCCAGAGAGGCGTCCCCCGCATTGCCGTCAGCATCCGGTCGAGGACCTGGTCGGCCTCGTCGGCGGGCACTTCGGCGATCAGCTCGTCGTGGATCGTCGCGATCAGCGGCACGTCCCGGAGCTGCAGCATCGCTTCGACCATCACGTCACGGGCCACCGCCTGGGTCACGTTCTCGATCGTGCGCCCGGCCCAGGCTCGCAGACGGGTCCAGTTGCCGCCCAATGACCCCATGTAGGTGATCTCGTCGTAGCCGTGCTCGTTCTCTTCAATCCGGGGGTGCCGGTAGACGAGGCTCCGGCCGGAGGGGAGCCGCGCCAGGAGCGCCCCGGGCCGGTGGATAAAGGTGACGTATCCGACCTGCTCCTGGGCGCCGGGGCCGGCGCCAAGAACCCGCAGGCAAGCGCGGTGGCTCTCCCACCACAGGGTCACGATGTGATGGTTGACCGTGCGCCACGCCCTGACCGCTGCCTCGGCCTCGGCCTCGTCGAGGGTCACGCCATAGGTCAGTGCCGTGGCCTGAAACTTGAGCGGACCCATACCGAAGCCGCAGGCCAGAACCAGGACCTTGCCCAAGGACCGGCTCGGGGAGCCAATCGCTCGCGCTGTTGCGACGTAGATGTCCTCGCCGCGGCGAAAAACCTGCAGTGCGTCCTGCTGGCCGGCGAGCCAGGCCAGGACGCGCGCCTCGATCTGGCTGAAGTCGGCGATCGCCAGCTTGCGCCGCGGTCCGGCCGTGATCGTCGAGCGCAGGCAAGATGCAATCACCCCGAGCGCGCCATCCTCGAACAGCAGGCTCAGATCCTCCGGGGCGGCACCGGCGCGGATCGTCCGGATCGCGCCGGGCACGTCTCGGATACTGCCGCGGAAGAGATTTTGAGGCTGTAACCTGCGGCCGGCCCACCGCCCGGTCCGGCTCGCCCCGTAATACTGAAACGTACCCCTCACCCGGCCGTCCTGGGAGCGCGCAGACGCGATTGCGGTCAGCTTGGCGGTAGAGGACCGCGAGGCGTCGAGACGTGCCTGTAGCGCGGTCCTGGGGGCTCCTGTGAGGGCTCTGTTGGCGAGTAGGGTCTGCACCGTCGCCCGGCGCAGATCGGCGGTCTCGACCCCCTGCCGGCCAAGCCACGCCTTCAGCTGCGCCACTTGGTTGAGAGAGCGCACCTGGCCACCTGTCAGCCGCACGATCTCGCCGGTCAGCCGGGTTCGGGCAGTGTCGGCGAGAGCGGCCAGCTCGTAGACCAGGTGATGATCGACCCCCAGCCCTCGTTGATTGATCGCGTGATCCAGCTCGAACACCAACCGCTCGCGGGGGGATAGCTCCGGGACCCGGCGATCGAGTTCGCGCTCGGTAGCCACGTCTTTTTTGCAGTAGTCGATTAGAGCCTGAAACCGCACAGGATCACTCTGGTCCCACCAGACAAGGGGTTCCAGGCTTCGGGGCCGAGCGAACCGCAACATCAGGTCCCGGGACGAGTGGTCCTTCTGCTGGGACAACCTCAGCGCGCGGCCGACCAGGTCCAGGGACGCCGGGTAGCCAGCTACCAGACTTCTGGCCATCGTGCAGCTCCACTGGCTAATCGGTATTATCGGCCAGCCCGTCGGGACTAGTTTGTTATAATAAATGTTCCACTCAAAAAGGTAGTTGTGCGCGATAACAACCGCGCCGGATTTCACTGCATCAACAAATGAAGACGGTGGAGGACCAGAAATCCAGGTTTCAACCGGGTGGTCGTCAACAGAAAAGCATAAAACGGTGACCCTGGTATCGGGATGTTCTGCATAAGCATGACTGCCGGTCTTTCTAAGATCGGCAGTGCTTGTTGTTTCAAGATCAAGAACGAGCCTCACCTTGCCCTGCCAAACCCCGCACTACCACGCCTGACCTGACCCAGCCGAACCATACCGAACCTGACCCCGCCTTACCGTGGCGTGCCCTGCCGTACCGAACCGAGCCTTGCCCTACCCAACCAGACCAAACCCCGCCACACCGAGCCCTACCCAACCTGACCGGGCCTCGCCATACCTCACCGTGCCATGCCGCACCTAGCCAAACCCCACCCCACCTAACCCCACCGCGCCCGACCAGACCCGGCCTTGCCGCAGCAGACCTTGCCTTACCGCACCGCGCCCGACCAGACCCCGCCACGCCGTACCGGACCCAGCCTAAAAATCAAACGTCTTTAATCTGCAGCTTCAGCAAGCACAGCTGCTGTCTGTTCCAGCGCCGCCCACGAGACGACCGCGAACACGCCGAACGGCCCGCCCTTCTCAGGACGGTAATCGAGCAACCCCTGGGTGAAACCGCACTCGCCGAAAATCTGATGGACCAAGCCCGGGTCCACTACCTCGTCATCGATCACCACCGGAAACTCAAGCCAGTAGGGCGGGTTTACCCGGGCGCGATGACGCATTACCCGTCCCTTGGTCGAGGGGATCACCACCGGGCGGCTGTCGATCTCGAAATGAGTGATCGCGTCCCCTTCGCTGTCCCGGATCACAATCTCTTCAACCGGGATCTGCACGGCCGACGAAATGACGTATTTCATCGATTTGCGCGAACCACGCTGTTTGTGCGCCGCGGCGCCTTCCCGGATCATCCGGGCAATAGCAGTCCCCGGGACGTACAACTCTCCCGCGGCGTTGCGGTAGGCACCCTTTTCGGCGGTCTCCCGCGGGTCCTGTGCCTTTACATGAACCTTGCGGGTGTTTGCCCCCATTTCCTCGGCATCGCCGAAACGGTGCATCAAGATAGCTGTGGTGCCTTGAAGAGTGCAGATATAGGTCTTTTTCATGTCGTGTCTCCGTACCTTGAAAAGTTGAAACTCCTTACCTTAGCGTACCGCGCCCGGCCAAACCGGACCTAACCCAGCCCCGCCCTGCCCCGCCATGCCTTAGCAGACCCAACCGAACCCAGCCCCACCAGAGCTGACCTGATCCGACCCCGCCGGACCTGACCAAACCCAGCCATACCAAACCGCGCCGCACCGGACCCTGCCGGACCACGCCCGACCGAACCCCGCCACAAACTTAGAACTCCAAACCTGCGGTTAGTACAAACAGGATCGAAAGAAGGATTATCCAGAAACGATCCATACCTTGCCTCACCTGGCCATACCTCGCATAACCCCGCCAAACCTAGCCTGACCTTGCCTCAGAACGGGATTTCGTCGTCGGCTGATACCATTGCGCCAGGACCGGTATAATCATCAAAGTCTTGAGTAGCAGAACGTCGGCCATCAAGTCGAGGACCGTCAGTACGACAAACTTGAACATTGTTTAGCGCGAACGACACACCGCGATTACCGCTGGTGTTGTACCAAAAAGGCGAAACCGTCGCGCGGACCAGTTGTCCCGCCCAGATGTCTTCAACAACGAGGATTTCGTTGCGCACGGCGTCAACTAAACCGGGTTTCGACTTAGTCCAGGGCGAAATAAAAATCCCGTTTACCATGTCATAGCCCTGATAGGCTTTCTCGCTAGTCGGCCGAAACGGCGAGCGCACCCCCGTCATGAACTGCGCATCCCGGCTCTTGCCTGCACCGCACTTGTCGTCGATCTCCTCGCGCACGGCCCGCTTCAGGGCTTCGTAGGCCGGGTCCTTCTGGGCGTTCTGATCGAACAAGATGCTGCACTGGTAAACCGGCTCGCCGCCGGGCGCCCGAGGCCGCGGCGAGAACAAATTGGGGAAGCTCAGAACGCCGATCGGGGTGCGGATGCTGGGGGCCATCAGTTGCGATCTCCTAGGTAGAAGTTGACGTATCTCAGGGTTCGGATCGCGTCGTCGCGACGCTCTTCTAGCCACTGCGACTGCTCCAGCATTCGGACGACGAGCTGGACATACTGGCGGGCCTGCTGGATGTCGGCCGGCGAGGGCACCAGGTGATCGTCAAAGTTCATCGGTGAAATCCTCCCGAGGGTCTGCCGTGTCGCTGCGGCCCAGCTTGACCCCGGAGGATCGGGCCTCGATCAGCGAGGCGATCTCACCCCAGATCCGCCGGCCCTCTCGGGTGCGTACCAGGGCCTTTTCCATCTGGGCCGGGGACCGGACCCGGGTTTCCCAGACCTGGTCGTGGGTAACCCCTTCCTGCCCAAGCAGACCTGCGATCTCGGTGTCGGGCCGGAGCCACTTCCTGGTCGGTCTCGTCGGCACCAGCCCCCAGCCCGGGATGCGCACCTGGTGCTCCAGCTGGTTGACGGCGAACTCCCGCATCCTCGTAATCCACAGCTCGGCGCGCTCGGCGGCGTCGAGGGCGCGGGCCAGCTCGTCGGGTTCCTGAGGCAAATCGTCGAACTCGCGTTTGGCCATCTCGATGGCGTCGGCCATCAGCGCAGGGCAGGCGTGGACGACCGGGCAGAACCGGCACCAGGTGCCGGGGACCAGCGGGGCCTGGTCCCGGGCGCACGCCTCGACCCCGGGGACCAGCACCTCGTCCACCCACATCAGGAGGTCGACTACGGAGGTTTCCCAGGACCGGATCGGGGAGACACCCTGGCCATGCGGCTGCACGATGGTGAGCCGGATGTGGGTGACCCGGTCGCGCTCTGCCGCCGGCAGCTGCGCCAGGGCGCCAGCGCCGTAGAACATCAACTGCGGGTTCTCGACCGCGCTGACGGTGATGCCGGAACCGTTCTTATAGTCGACCACCTCCAGCGTTTGACCCGCCAGGACCGCGGCGTCGACCGTGCCGAACACCGGGACTGCCGGCGAGACGGGGAAGTAGTCGGCGAGATCGACCCGGAACTCGACATCGTTCCAGTCGGCCAACGCGCTGATGTCGTAGAAATAGTCCAGCATGACGTTGACGCCGGCGACAAAGTCCTGGTCGACCTCGATGAAGTGACCGTCACGCAGAACCGGCCCGACCTTGTCCAGCACGACCGTATCGTTGCCGCTCCTCACCGCGCCTTCGATCATCTCGTGCGCCAGGGTCCCGGTCGCCGCGTAGATGGACGACGGCCGGTGCGGCGCGGTCTGGCTGAGCTTGAAAGAGCCCGGGCAGTTGAGCCAGCGATGGGCGCTCGACGCCCCGAGGAGCGAGTGCTCGGTCACCGGGCCTTACTTCCGCAGACCGGTCTCGTGCATCGCCTGCACGGCCTCGCGGTAGAACTCGTGCGCCCGCTCGACCGGGATGTCGTAGAACTTGGCGACGCCCCACTTTTTCTGGATCGCCTTCATCTCGGCGACCTTGCCGGCGCCGAACAACTCGCGCATCAAGACCAAACCCGCTTCCTTGGCCTCGGCCGGCGACATATTGGGGTCATCCAGGCCCATGTCCTCGACCTGGTCCCCGGCACCGCCGTTGGGCACAGGACTAGTCAGGTCTTCCGGCGTCGGGGTCTCCTGCTGCTGTTGCTTGGCGGCCTTGGCGGCGCGGGCCTTCGCCGCAGCCTCCTGGCGGCCGGCCTTGACGGCCTCGGCCCGCGCCTGGTCGTCTGGGACCGGGTTAACTTTCGTTGTCGGGGCATCGAAAGTCGGTGACGGCAGGATCGGCTCGACCCAGTCTTGCGGGGGTGGTGGAGGCGGGGACGAGGGCAGCATGTGCCCGAACAGCCGCTGGAACTCGGCCCGCCCGGCGGGGCTCCCGAGGTCGAACGTGAACTTCATTTCCGCTTGCATTATCGTCTCCTTGGAGTTCGCTGATTTCGGCCGCCTTGCGCCGGAACACCTGCATGATCCGCTGGTCGAGCGTGCCCGGCAGATAGAGGAAGCTCGCCAGGACCATGTCGCGCTGGCCCAGCCGGTGCGCCCTGGCGATCGCCTGGACGTTCTCGCCGGGGACCCAGGAAGGTTCGACGATCGCGACCTCTCCTGCCGCGGTCAGGGTCACCGCGGTACCCGCGGCCAGGATCTGGCCAATAAAGATCCTGGTCTGGCCACGGGTCTGAAAGTGCTCGACGTTCACCGCCCGGTCGCCCGGGCTGGTGTTGCCGGTAACCGTCACCGGGCCGAACTCCATGAGCCCCCGGTGCAGCTGCAGGATCACCTCGTGGTGCCAGGCGAAGAGCAAGAGCTTCTCGACCGACGCCATGCGCTCCTGGACCCAGAGGATGGTGGGCTGGACTTTCATCAGGCCCAGCTCGCGCCGCGCAGTGGCGATCGGAGTGTCGGGGTTGCGCAGGGCTTTCAAAAACTCGTCGTCGCCGGCGTGCTGGGCCAGATGATCGAGCTTGGCCGCGGCGATCCGGGTTTCAGGTTTGAGCTGACTGATCCAGTTGGTGGGGCCAGTCAGCGGGATGTCCTGCAGGACCAGCGGCGGGAGTTCTTTTAGGACCTCGCTCTTGCGCCGGCGCAGGATTACCGATCCTAGGGCGTCGCGCAGGATCTTTTGGTTTTTCGAGCCGGTCACCTGGCGCCCAAAAGGCGTGTCCCGGAAGCGGCAGAACCGATCCTCGAACTGAGCCTGAAGCAGTGCCCGGCCGGTCGGTCCCTGCAATACCTCCGGCCAAAAAGTCCTGTAATGCTGCCACAGTTCGCCGGCGTGATTAGGAGTAGGCGTGCCGGTCAGCAGGATCACCTTGCTGGCGGTGGCCTGGACCCCGGTCCCACTCCCGCGCGAGCCGTAGATTGCTTGCGTGCGGTTGCTGGGATTTTTCAGGTAGTGCGCCTCGTCGACGATCATTACGTCGAACCGCTGGGAGCGCAGATGCTGCGCCAGTTGGCCCCGGCGGTCGGAAAACTCGTCGTAGCCGACGATCAGGATGATCATCGCGGCGTCGAGCCGGAGTTTAACGTCGGTAAGGCGGTAGCCAGGCTCGACCAGGACCACCCGCGAGAACCAGCCCGGCAGCCAGCGTTTAATCTCGGCCTGCCAGACCCGCCGGGCGCCGGCCGGACAGACGATCAGAACCCGCTCGGCGCCGCGCTGTTCGGCCGCGCGCAATGCCTGCAGGGTTTTGCCCAAGCCCATCTCGTCGGCCAGCAGCACACACCGGTGCTGTGTGAGGCCATCGCACAGCCAGTCAACACCTTTGTCCTGGTAATCTCGCAGCGGTGGTGTCTCAGCCGCGGACATGGAAATCCCCTGTCACCACAAGACGTTACATCCTGTGGGGGTTTTTGGTTAACAGGGGCTAATATGGGCTGGTGGCGTTTGTCCTGTCAAGCCGGAAAGTCGCCCTAACACACGATAGGACAAGAAGCGGGCCAGCCCTCTCGGACTGGCCCTCTCCGACTACTTCCTGCAAATGATCTTGACGCGGATGCGCCAGATCACCACAATCCGTACCCGGAGCAGCTGATGGCGCGTACCCATCTCGCTCTCCTTCTGAAGCGCCGGCAGGCCCGTCCTGCCGGCGTCTTTAGTTCTAATGATTAGCCCCGAACAGCGCCAACAGCGCCGCCTCGGCCCGACCGTCGTCCTTGGCGCGCGTGAAATAGGATGCGTTGGCCGGGAACAGCCGCGAGGCGATCAGGCGGGCTTCTGCCTTGTCGGGACCAAGCCGGAAGCTCCGTTTCCACTCCTGCGGGGTGACCAGCTGCACCTGGATGCCGAGCGCGGCGAGGACGCCGCGGACCAGGCCATAGGACAGCCCGAACGAGAACGAGCTGGTCACGCCCTGCTTGGGTAAAGCGTGGACGCGCTCGATCCAGGCAGTGTCGGGCTGATAGACCCGCAAGGTATCCGCCAGCCAGAACTCGCTGATCTGGCGGCGGTGGTTTTTGCCGATCTTGATCAACGTCGAGGGCATATCGCAAACGACCAGGGCGGCAAGCTCGGTATCGAGCATCGCGAGCGCACCTGTCGCGCCGGGGTCAACCCCCAGGACGCGCATTACGCGGCACCCTTGTCTTGTTGCCCGAGCTGCCCGGCGGCGGAGGCGGGACAACAAACTCGTCCTCGGTCAGGAACTCGCTCACGTCGTGTCTGGCCATGATGATGGTGTACAGGACAGCGCCGATGTATTTCCCCGGGACCTGACGCCTGGCCCACATCTGGACCTGATTATAGTTGAGACCGTGTCCTGGCTGATGGCGGTCCAGCAGGTCGAGCAGTTTCCGGGGACCACCGAAAACGCGGAAGACGTGGGCCACATCAAAGTTCACCATGCGTCACCTCGTCGCAGATTTTGCTCCTTGCCAACATATAGGACCGAAGCCGTCTGTGAAAAGTGTTTTGCCGGAACTGCCTGTCTGTATCGGGCAACATCGGGCAACTGCCCGACACAACGTATTGTGGAAAAGTCAACAGAAAAGTGATTGACACACAATCTGTGTGTCACTGGTCCCCGACTAGCCAATTCTGGTGGTTCTTTACACAAGTTGTTGTGTTTAGCACCAGAGTGTGTCATATCCTCCGGGTGTGGACAAGTCTATGGACAACTTTCAGGATTAGGGGCCTGACAAATGAGCGAGGATGTGATCGACAAAAAAACCGCTTGAGGTGGACACGGTGCGCGCGCAGGATAGCCCCCAACAACGTGTGTTGTGGGAGGCCAAACATGCACGAACAGGACCCAGACGACGAGCCCAACAAAAGGTCGACAAGCTCGCCGGGGTACCCCCAAAAAACCGGCTCTTCGCCGAAAAACTGCAGGACGCCATGACCAAGGCCGGCCTGTCTAAGTCCGAGATCGCCCGGAGGATCTGGGGGACCACCAAGGACAAGCGCGGCTTTACGGTGGCGAAAAACCGGGATCGTATGGGTCAATATACGAGCGGCGCCACCTATCCCGAACCCGAGACCCTACAAAAAAATCGCCAACGCGGTCGGCGTGTCGGTCGAAGAGTTGACGAGCAACCCGGGACCGACACCGGGCGATCGTCCCGCTGGACAATCGCGACGAACACCCAGCGCCAGCACCGGCGAACTGATCCTGACAGAACTGCCGGCACAACCGACCAAAACCCGATTACAGATAGACCGGGTAGTGCACTGGAAGGTTGCCGAACAGATCCGTCGCATCCTCAAAGAAGCCGAAATAAGCGGACACCCGGGCGAAGATACCGAGGTTAACCCGCAAGTCGGCACGATAGTCGGCGGCACCGACACCAAGAACCAGGCAACAAAATGAAGTACCTGACGCAAGCCGAGGCAGCCCTCGTATTGCGTTGTTCGGTTCACAAGATCGCGCGGCTGCGGCGCCAGGCAGGACTGCCGTGGATTGCAGGCCGGCCTGTTCTCATACCGGAGGATGACTTTCACACATGGTTACGACATCGCACCATCCGAGCATCGGCGACTATCGGAAGATCCGGCTCAACCCAAAACCCAATACCGGCGGGTATTGGGAGGTCTGGTGGACCGACCACGCCGCCGGATCTGTCACCAAAAAGCAGAGCACAAAAACGCAGGACCGCGCTGAGGCTGAGGCTTATCTCGCGGAGTTCTGCGCCGATCTGCGATCAATAGTGACCGCCCCGGCGCCGGGGAGGGCGCGGGCGCTCACCGTGGACGAGCTGTCGGCCAAGTGGCTGGTCCACGCCGCCGGGGCCGGCAAAGGGAACGCGACCTACATATTGGCCGCGCCCCGGCGCGAACTGGGCGGGTACACCGCGGATTACCTCGCCGGTAGCGCCGGCAGTGTCCTCCTACAGGAGTACGCGAGCAAACGGGTCAACAAGGCGAACGGCACGATCCGCCGCGAGCTTGGTGCCTTGCAGACCGTATTGCGCTGGGCGGCGCGGCCGAGCGTCGGTTTGATCGCGCCGGGAGACGTGCCCACCTTCGACGGTCTGTTGCCACCCCAGGGAGCGCCGAGAACCGCGTTTCTCGACCCCGTCCAGGAACAATGGTTCTGGGACCAGGCGATGGCGTGGGGGCACCAGGACCACAGCTATAAACACGCCCAGGACGCCGCCTGGCGAGTGATGGTGTTTATCGCATTGGGGCTGGAAACCTCGGCCCGCTACGCGGCCATCATGGAATTGACCTGGGACCGGGTCAATTTGAGCCTCGGGTTTGTCGACTATCAGGTGCCGGGGAAGAGGATCACCAAAAAACGCAGGGTCAAAGTGCCGATCAGCGATCGCCTGATGCCGGTCTTACAAGAGGCTTGGCTCAAGGCGCCCAAGGACCCGCGGGGCCAAGCAAAAGGCCGGGTTCTGGAGGGCGCAAAATACATGCGCGGGGGATTTACCACGTTTACCACGGCGATCGGCATGGAGTGGGTGACGCCTCACACCCTGCGGCACACCTGGGCGTCCCTGGCGGCGATGAACGGTGTCCCCTTGCGCGACATCGGCCTGATCATGGGCGACACCACCGCCGTCATCGAGGCGACCTATCTGCACCTGACGCCGGGGCACCTGAAGAGCGCGATCAACCACAAGGCGAAGCCGGCGGCAGCACCGCTTCGGCTGGCTGGTTAGCGGGAGGGCCGTAACAGTGAGATCGCTTTGGGACGATGCGGCATTTAAGCAGCGGGTTCAGGCCGCGGTGGAGCGGAAGGGCGTAACCATTGCGGATACCCTCGATGCTCTTGAAGTCTCTCGCTCCTATCTCGACAAGACGCTCGAAACCCGCAGCATCAATACGCTCCTGAACCTGGCTAAGGTGCTCGACATGCCGGTGCACGAGCTGTTAGGGCTCGAACGCAACCGTTAAAAGGAGCCCCGCACATTGAAAAAGGCCCCGAGGGCTTACGCCCGGGGCCTTTTTCTTTTGAGCGACACGACATCGCCTACCACCACGGCGGGGCACCACCCCCGCGCGAGAGGGATACCGGCCGAGGCCAGCACCGCTCCAAGATATGGCGCATCGGGGGATGCGGCGCAAGATTTTCGCTCTGGGCCGCCAAACGCGGGTTGAAGAGCCTCGCGAGGTGGCGCAGTCTTGTCATGCCGGTGTCATACCGGTTGTCGCGAACCCGCGATACACGCCACGACAAACCCCACCACTTCAACGCGCGCGAGGGAGCGGACCCCCATGTCTGCCGTCAGCACCACAGTTGTGCCTTTCCCGATCACCAACGAGCAGTTCCTGCGGGCGGCTTTTGGTGCCCACTGGAAACGGGCGCTGGTCGCCGCGTTTCCCGGAGACCCGGAAAACCCGCAAGAAGCGAACTGGACCGCTTACCCTGCCAAGATGCTGCCGAGTGCAGCAAGACAAAGCCAGCTCAACACTTATTTCTGTCCCTCCTTGGTTCGCGGGACAAGGCGAGCCCTGTACGAGTTCGTGAGCTTTCATGTAATCGTGATCGACGATTACGGAACCAAAGTTGACCGCGGCCGACCGGAAGAGTTTCTCGGGAAGCCAGCCAGCTACATCTTGGAAACCTCGCCGAGCAATTTCCAGGCAGGCTGGTTTATCGAACCGAGAACCGATCTAGCCTGGGTCCGCGGGTTTCTGCAGAGCCTAAAACTAGCTCTCGGCGCCGGCGACAACTTGACCGACCCGATGACCTGGCGCCGCTTACCGGTCGGGATCAACGGCAAAGCCAAGTACCGGGACCCGATGGGGCGTTCCTGGCAAGCCCGTTTAGGGGAAGACCTGCCATGAACGAGGACCGTCGGATCACCGCGGCCGACTGGCCCCTAATCGAGGCCAAGCTGGGGGCGGTGGTCCCGGTACACACCCATTTCGGTCCCGGGACCGCCACCATGCCCGACCCCCTGGAGATCGAGGCCGACGCAGTATTGCAGGCGTTCCGGCTCCTGGGGCGGGTACAGGGCCTGGGCCGAAGTATGACGATGGGCTGGGGGTTCGACGTGGAGTGCCCGTGGTCCCACGACCACAGCGACCGGGAGCACGAGGGCGCGGCGTATGTGCCGGTCCTGGAGCGATTTCATTGCCACCACGGGCACTGCGAGCGACGCACGATGGGCGAGGTTCGCGAGCGGCTGAACGAGCTTCTGCGCGAGACCAGCGGCGGTTTGTGCTCGCTGGCCGCGCTGGAGTTCGACAACATCGATCCGCCGATCGGGCCGGGGCCGTCCGACCCGGATGTCCTGCGCCCGTTAGCTTCGTATGAGGCGACGGAGGACGGCATGGCGCAGGCTTTTGCCGATAAGCACGACGGCCGGTTGCGGTTCGATCATGTGCGGGGGAAATGGTTTCGCTGGACTGGCGGGTTCTGGCGCCAGGACGAGATCCAGCACGCTTTTCGCTGGGCGCGCGAACTGGCGCGAGCATATCGCTGCGGGCTGCAAGATGTGACCCCGGGGCAGGTTCGAGCGATCGGCAAGATCGCTGTCGCCAAATCGATCGAGATCGCGGCGCGAGCTGACAGGCGCCTGGCGACAGATGGCTTGTCCTGGGACCAGGACCCGTACCTGGTTGGGGCGCCGGGGTGCGAGATCGACCTGCGCACCGGGAGGGTTTCATCGCCGGAACCGAGGCATCTGATCACCAAGCAACTCCTGATAGCCCCTTCCGACATGGTGACGCCGATCTGGGACCGGTTTCTGTGGGACAGTACCGGGGGCGACATCGAGATGATCGCTTTTTTGCAAGCATGGTCCGGGTATTGCTTGACCGGTGACACGTCCGAGGAAAAGTTTGTTTTCTTCTATGGTCCGGGGGGTAACGGCAAGGGCACCTTCCTGCACACGACCAGCGCCATCCTGCACGATTATGCCGCGCGCACGGCCGCCGACATGTTTATGGTGCGTAAGCACGAAGCTCACGCCGAGGAGGTGGCGCGGCTCTATGGGGTGCGCTCGATCACTGCGAGCGAGATCGAGCAGGGCCGCACATTTAACGTGGTGCGCCTGAAAGATTTCACCGGGCGCGACGGCAAATTGACCGGTCGATTTATGCGTCGCAACACGTTCGAGTTTACGCCGCAATTCAAGATCACTTTTGTCGGCAACAATCAGCCCAGGCTCACCAATGTTGACGATGCGATGCGCCGGCGAGTGGTTCTGATCCCCTTTACGCAGACACCGCCGGTTGCCGACATTACGCTGAAAGACCGCCTGGTAGCCGAATATCCCGGAATTTTGCAGTGGATGATCGAAGGCGAAAACCTGCGTAGGGTGAGAGGTGGATTATCAGCTCTGGTCCCGGCGGCCGCAGTTGCTGCGACCAATCAGTATCTTGACGATCAGGACACATTGAAGGTTTGGGCCGGAGAGCGATGTGTGTTTGGTCCCGGGGAGCAGATGAGTGTGACCAGAGCACTAGAAGATTACAAACTGTGGTGTCATAGCCGTGGCGAAAACTCCGTGACGAGCTTGCAGGATTTCAGCCGCAAATTCGTCGAGGCGTTTCCCGATTGCCGAAAAGAACACACAGAACAGGGAAGAACTCTAGTTGGCTCTAGTCTTTCTACACAAGATGTCTATGGCTGAAGACCCTGAAGACCTTTCCCGTTCACCGGTATGCGTGTGTGCGTATATGTGTGCGTATGCGCGCGTGGCTCGAAGAACAGGAAGGGTCTTCAGGGTCTTCAGCCGGATGTTATGAGTTGAAATAGGAGAACACAAGATGTCACGTTTTATCAAGACGACCAGCGGCTATCTCAACCAGGACCACATCCTCTTAATCCGGTTTGGCACGGCCAAGACGGCAGAGGAGGGCTTCGACCTGATCCAGATGTCGGACGGCCGGATCGTGCAAACCCAGATCCAGGACTTCGAGTGGCTCGCTCCCTCGCTTCGCTCGGATGCGAGGGCGGCCCACGGCCTGCTCGACCCCGAGGTGCGCCTGGAGGCGGAAGCCTTGCATCACCCGGCTGACGAGCCTGAGCCGAAGTATGACGATGCGGGCGGCGATCTAGGCTTTGGCGAGCCGCGGCCCGAGGACCCCCGCCCGAAGTATGACGAGGAGGCAAAACCTGCGTAGGCCCCCCGATGGGGTGCTCGTTGGACGAACGCTTCACCAGCGCGATCTTGAACTTCTGTGCTGGCAAGCCTTTTCCCGAGCGGATGCAGCTGCTGGCCGCCATATTGCAGAGCTTTGGCAATCTGGAAGCGGCAGGCGACAACCCGCAGGCTGCGCGTATCCTGTTCGAGGCAGCGTCGCAAATATCTAGGATCGGGGAGGTAGCCCCCCGATGAGGCGGCCAAAAAGAAACCCTCGCCGGCCGTGCCGGCGAGGGTCGAGGGGTCGGAACGCGGTGCCCGAGCCTCAGGCTAACATCGGGCGGCGGTCTCGCGCCCTCAGCACGCGCCGGCAGGCGGCGCAACGCCAAGGGCGCGGCGTCTGCGGTGGCTCGGTCCAGCGTGGCCGGTGGTTGCGCCCTCGGGCGACGAGCCCGCAGACGGTTAGCCCGCGATCGTTGCGGGCGAGGTGCACGCGGCGCTCGGTCATCGTTTGCCCCAGCAAAGATACCGCAGGTCGCGCCCCAGCTGGCGCCAGTAAGGCTCGTTTCGATGCCAAACCAAGGGACCGCAGAAGAAGCCCAGAACACAGGCCAGCGCGTACGCGGCCATCATGAAGAGCGCGGCGGCTATGATCTCGTCGAAAATTTCAGCCATCGCTGTTAGCCATTGTTCCAAGTCTTGGGGCAGTCGGCTCGCAGCAGCGTCAGCGTGTCCTCGGCGTCGAGCCCCAGTGCCTCGGCAAGCTCGTCGACCTGGCCGGCGTCGCGGTAGTTGTAGGGCTCGACCAGCTCGCTCAGCTCGCCAACCCAACCGCCGCCGGCGTCGAACGTCCGGCCATCCTTCAGGATGACCTTACCGTTGAACCAGCCGCTAAGCTCGGTGTTTTCGGGTGAGCGCATCGGCTCTCGCGTCGGGAAATATTCGTAGCGGGTTTCGGCGATCAGCTGCCGCGCGCCGGCCATCTCGTTTTCGGTTGCCATGTGGTGTTTTCCTTCATCGTGTCGCGTCAGCCTAACGGCTGGCACCGCAAAAGGCCGCTGGGGTCACCCATGCAGCCTAAAGAGGCGATACGGAGCCCGCCAGAGGGGCGGAACGCCCCCGGGCTAGGCTACCCTACCCGGGAACTTTCCGCCCCTCTGGCGGCGCTCTAATCGGAAATGTCGTTCCACTCGATCAGTTCGATGTCGCCCTTCGCAATGCCGAGAACGTGCAGCTCTTCCTCCTGCTCGTCGGTCCAATCCCAGTCGGTCAGGGTCTCGGCGATGGCTTGCTCGGCGGCGTCTTGCGGGTCCTTGGCGTCGTGCGAGGAAACATGGGTCGTGCCGGAGCCGTCCGCTTCGCAGATCCACACGGTATATTTTGTCACGGCTCAGCCCTCCCACGTGTAGGATAGCCACACCCCGGCGGCGGGGACGGCTACGGCGTTGCAGCCGTCGAGCTGCCGCGACACCCAGTAGCACGCGCCGTGATCATCCTCGCGGTCGTGCGCCGCCCACCCGTGCGGACAGTCGGCGGAAAGGTGGAACGGGAAACCGCTCGCGGGAAAGTTCAGCACATCCGTCAAGTGCTCTTCCGCCTGTTCCAGCTCGTCGATTAGCTCGCAAGCCTCCGCTTCGATAATTGAACGGGCGATGCCATAAGCATAAACCTGCATCGCCTGTTGATACTCGGAAGGCTTGTACTTTCCGCCCATGTTGTCGGCGCTCTCGGTGTCGGCGCGCGGGTCGCTCTCATAGCGCGAGATTATTTCCTCGCACCAATGATAGTAGATACAGGCGTTGTCGGCGGCAGTGTCGGCAGCCTCGCTGATGTCGTCGCGGAGCTGATCAAGGTCGAGCCGATCCCCTCGGATCAGGTCTGCCACAAGGCTTTTTGCGGTGTCTCTAAGGTCGGTCATGGTGTGTCTCTCGGTGGGTGTCGTGTCGTGAAGACGCAGGGATTGCGCTTCGTGAAGAGGCAGCAATGCTGCCTCTCTGCGAAGCGTAATCTACCAAGCTACATGCAGGTAATCGACTGTGTGATCAGCAACCAGTTGTGCCAGAGAGTGAGCAAAAGCTGTTGCGTCGGCTTCAGTGACAGCGTGAAAAACCGTGTCGCCGAAATGCACGTTTGCTACTTCCGAACCGTCGGAGAGATGCTCGATCGTAATTGTGACGGTGTAGTCGGTCATGGTGTCGTGTCCTTTGCGTGGGAGGGATTAGAGGGCGCTGAGTAGGCGGCAACGGTTTGCTCGTGCGTGGCAAGGCC